AATAAATGTGCTGGGGATTTTACACCCCAACACAAAAATTTTATTAGTCAGCAAAAGGGCCAACATAGTCACCTTGAGTACTCATAGTCAAAGTTGCCTGATTTGAATCAGTCAAGTTTGGAGATACTTCAAAAGAAGCTATTTGTCCTTTTACATAAAATGCCGCGTTATCACCTGTTTCAGCGTTCTTAACATCAAGTTGAAATACATAAGTAAGACCATCTTGTACTAATGCTTGAATAGCATCATGAGAACCTGGAACATAGTTTAACGTGAATTCCATAGTAGGTGCATCTGATTGTCCTTGAATTTGAGAACTTACAGATTGACCATACTGAGGAACGTTAACAATGTTAGCAGGTTTTCCAAAAGATGGGAACTCTCTTATGTTAGTAACTTCAGTAGCACCATCAAAATCACCAGTACCAGAAGCAATAAATGCTTGGTGTGTAGTATCATTTGTTGGTAGCGTGTAGCTACTATCAGCTTTGAATTTAAGTGTAGTGAAAATACCAGCACCTATATTTGAAATTAGAGCCATTGTAGTTTTTCCTTATATTGTTTATTGGTTAAATTGAACGGAAGTTGGCAGTATAATTCACGTTGTATAAACTAGAATCACCTGTATCAACTCCCACGTTTGTTATAAAGCTATTAGTTGTTTGCAGATACCCTGAAATTTCTTTCCTGTCTAATAATGTTTTAAGTATATCAGCGATCTCATAAGCACGTTTCATACCCTTACCAGATGGTACGAATATTTGACATACTACTTGACCGTTTGCAGATACATCTTGGTTAAAAGCAAGATCAGACGAAAAAGGCAATACATTAACTCTAACCCATTCATCAGCATCAATTTCGCCTTGATAGTTTCCTGGGAAAGCTTTAATATTATGTTGTGTCCAAGTATTGGTTGTGAAGAGATTTTCAACAGACGTTAATAATTGACTTATCGTAGCCATATTAAACCTCCCTTCCAACTGTTAATGTAATTATATATCCATTATCTTCATATTTATTAATACCCCAAGTTTTAGATCTAAACACAAGTGAATCGTATCCGTCTAAAGTCTTAGAGTCTATATCAGAAGTTTTAAGAATTATATCAGCATTTATTCTAGGTTTATCATCATTAGTTTTATATTCTTTACTAACAATACCTTTTACAGTTTTTGTAGTAGTATTTCCGTTGACAATAGTTTGACTAGCAAAATCATAACCATCAACAGTTTCATTTGTTAATGTATATCTTCTGCTATATCACCAACTAAATTAAATGCATTTGTTACATTATTAGTGATAAGTGTTTTATAACTCATTACGCACCTCCACTAACTTTAACACCTCTATTTGAGATACTTGAAGTCTCACTCATATATTTATTTACAATATCACCTATCTGATCAGGTAATTCTTTTAGATTAGTAACACCAGAATTGATGTCAAAAACTAATCTTACAGCACCAACAGTTAAGTCTTTGACTTTATTGGAACCAGTAGCATTACCTTCTACAGTAGATAAATTATTTAATAAATGCAGAGCAAGTTCATAAGTTGCCTTTTTGATATCTCCAGGAATTGTACCATATGAACTAGTAGATCTGTCATCTTCTAGGTCAACATAGTCACCAGATTTATTATCATAATATGTAATATCTCTAGGCCAAGATAAAGGATATGAGGCAGTTGGCGTAGCCGTACCACCCCAATCCATGTCATCAAGAATTCCTGTGGCTGTTACTAAAGCTTGTGTTAATTTATCTTCATTAGCATCACTGAACCAACTGTCACTATTTAACCTATCGTTAAAGTAGTTATCAGCCTCAGTTGCAGTAACAAAGGAATTAACTCCGATTTGTAAAGCCATTATATTTCTCCGTATCTAATAGTTATAATAATTAACCGTGGAATATAGGGAACATACCCATTTGGTTAACATTAGTAGCGTGAACTGTCCAGTTAGAACCAGCCGCTAGATCTGCATTTGAAGGGTAAGCAGTTGCCGAACCACTCCAAGATAGACCTTTAGGATGCATAATATTACCCCATCTAGAGATAATAGTTACAAGTCCGCCACCATTTCCAGCTAATTCATTTCTGTCAATAGCAGTTGGATTAGTCTGAGCGATTTCACTGTAGTGTACCGCACCAGCTTTAGCCATGTATGAACATTTTAAACCAGCAGGCATGTTAGCCGTTAATGATTGGTTGTTAATAACTAATCTGATTTTTCCACCAAGAATAGTGTTGAAGTTAAAGTTACCGTCAACAACTGGAGCAACATCAAGAACGTTTTGTTTTCTTAGAGTGTTGTAAGTTGGTGTATCGATTACTAGGTAGTAAAAAGGCTCTTCAAATTCACCTTTAAGAGCAGTAATACCATCTAATAATGCATCGAAAAACGCAGATCTTTTATTAGCGTTAGTCTCTAATGAAAATAGAGGATTTGGATTAGAACTAGCGTCAGAACCCATGTAGTAACCAAACGAGTTAACTACAGCCGCAGGGTCAGAAGCACCAACAGTAGTAGCACCCCAGATTTTATCAGCAACACCATTCATTAAAGATCTAAGTTGTAGATCTTCTCTTCTAGCTCTTACTCCAGCAAATTGTGAACCTAAGTAAGATAAACCATCAACTTTAGAAATTAATTTCTGAATTGATAATTCTTGAGCCGCGATATGATCAATGTTTTTGATGTATACAGCAGATTTGTTTGATACTGACATAGTGTTTAAATTCTCGTCAGTAGCAGTCTCGTTTTGTTTGTTATAAGTTACTGGGTCTACATAGTCTAACCATCTTAGCGTACCAGTATAGTTTTCACCTGAATCAGTGATTCTTGCATCAGAACCAACTAAAGCAGTTGAAGTTAATAACGCCGCGTCAGCTCTTTCAACTTGAGCGTAAGCAGAAATAGCTTTTGCAATGTTATTAAAGTTTGAACTTGTTACAGCCATTGTTTGTTTCCTTTATTATTATTAGTAGCAACATTAGTCGCAGTTATTATTATAAAAGATAGTCTATTCAGACCACTCACCACCAGGGTTAATTTGACCTTTTGCAACAGCATCGATCATCTCCTGGGATGACATTTCTTTTATAGATTTGACAGGATTGTTTCCTGTTGTAGGTTTAGCTGGTGTTGTACCAGTTCCTACGTTTGCTTTTACAGAAAATAAGAATGCATTATTATCGTCTTTAGCATAAGAGCTCACAGTCTCCTCTATACTAGCTCCGTTCTCATGTACCCAATTTCCTGTAGCATCACGCTTTAAACTACTTACAATATCTGTGTAAGCCATTTTAGCGGCTTTGTCAGACTTGAAGTTTAAAGCACTAAGTTGAGCTCGCACGGCGTTATCTCTACTTAATTCTGTGTTCTTTTGTTCATAAGATTCTAATTTAGCAGTTAACTCATTTAACTTGATTTGCATTATCTCTTGGTGTTTACCAGCTTTTTCTAAAGCGGCAATCTCAGCTTTTTGTTTTTCTTCTTTAGCTAAGGCTACTTGAGCTAAGGCTTCATCACGTTGTTGATAAGCACTATCTAAATTACCTTTTATATTTTTAATAGCTTTAGAAACTTCTTGATCTATTAATGATTTTACATCAACATCTTGTTCAGTTCTTTCAGCTTTAGTTTCATCAAGCATATCTTTTTCTAATTTACCTGATGTTTGTGTTACTTCACTCATTTTGTTCTCCTTGGGACACGGCCCTTGTTATATTATGAACTTATACTTATAAACAAATATAAATTCTATTAATGTTATGAATCCCATTGCTCACTATCGAACCATGAATCATAACCATTTTCTTTTTTAGCTATTTCAGATAGTCTTCTTTCAAAGGTTTCCATCTTCCATGCTATCTCATCACCCATTATATCATTTAGGTTTAAATTATATTTCTTTTTAGTTTCAATGAATTTATTATAATCTGAAACTTCTAAAGAATTTTTATTAAGTATATTATTTATTACTTTAAGTATTTTATCATTATCACTTCTTGGCATTTACTACCTCTTTTTCAAACAGTTCTATAAAATCAGGGTCAACTAAATCTTTACGATTCATTTCATATAACGCAAAGTTTTCAGCAAACCATTCCTGGTTATCAGAATTACCATATCTACTAGCACCAGGTCTTTTAGTTTTTAGAGTAGCGTTTGGTATCACTTCATCCATTTTATCTTCTAAATAAGGACTAAATCTTGTATCCCTAGTTAGTTTAAAATTTTGATGTATTTGATGTCCAAACTCATGATAAACTGTATTTCTTGCTCTATCCATAGGGTCATCGAAATAATGATAACCGTTATGCGGTCTTACCCAAGTATTTTGAACTCTTTTTCTATAATCCATATCATATTTATATTTAGTTACATTATAGTTAAGAACTTCACCAGATACATCATCACCTAATTTAAAAGCCTTAGCTTTTGTAACATTATAATTTGATGCACCAGCGAAGAAACCACCATACTCAGATTTCTTATCAAGTTTATTAAAATAAGTATAATTTATAGTTAACTCACCATCACCCATAGATGCAATAGCGTTATAATCTTTAAACACTACACCCCTAATTCTAGGTACATTATATTTATCAGCTAAAGCATTTGTTTCTTGAACTAATTGATTAACAACAGAAACAGCCTCATCACTAACCTTACCACCTGCACCATTTACTCTACCTAATTTATCAGATTTTCTACTTGCAAATCTTCTAAACGGATAACCATAATCATCATTAGTTACTCTGTATCTAGGGTCTTCAGATGCTTGTTTTAAAGTAGCATTTAAACTCTTCTTAGCAGTATTCTTATCAACTATTTTTAATTCTTTATAAGAAGGTACATTTGTTAAAGTACCTACCTTAATAATAGTTTTAGCAGTTTTTCTAGCTTGCTTTTTAACACCATTAAGTAATTCATTTAATCTATCAATAGATACTAACTTACCATCTTTAGTACTAAATTGTTTAAATTTTAATTTACCTGTATTAAATATATCAACTCTTTTTTGATTACCTAACACAGCTAATTTAAAATCATTATCTTGTTTAGTAAAAAAGTCTTCAAATCTAGTTTCAGCTGGTACTTGACCATTAAAAGATGCTCTCTTACCTCTAGTCATTCTCTTCAATCTTCTTTTACTAATTCTATTACTATCAGTATTAATTAGATCTTCATGAGACTTAACAATAGGTACAGTAGTAGACCTACAATTAAAATGTTGTGGTGGTCTAATACCTTTAGGGTCATCTAATCTAAATACTCTACCATCAAGATTAGCACAAATAAGAGAAGTCCTGGAGTCTAGTGTAGCCACATACTCATAACCGTCTAACACATCTTCATTCAATTTATAAGTTGCCTTATTAACTGTTGTAGATGTTTCAGTTATAGCAGTCCTGGACAAGGTTCTTAGTTGGGCCTGTGGTAAATCTACAGTCCTACCAATATTGTCAGCAATCTTATTAACAGCAAGATTGTCAACCATACCTTGTTTAACTATACTCTTAATTCTTCTCTGTTGAGCTAAACTTATAGATGTTATTTGTTGAGAGTATGTTCCTGCGGAATTAATTATTAAGTCATTAACTTTCAATCCCGTATACACTCTAGCTCTATAAACTTTACCAAAAGCTTTATTTAAAGTACTAGCTTGAAACTTAGCATCTACTTTAGCTAATTGTTTTAGTTCTTTAAGAGCTTCTCTATAAATACGTCTATAAGTTTTTCGTGTTTCTATACCCAAAGCACGGTTGAGGGCATTAGAACCCTTCATACCGTTCTTTAGTGTACTATTAACTAAACGTTTTTTATGGGATGACATGACTTTAGTTAGGTCATTATCTAGTTTCTTCTCGTAAAGACTCAAAAGAGCACGGTGTTTCAGCTCTCTAGATAATATATCATCATTTATTGACATTTATTAATTGTCCTTTTTAATATTAGCTAAGGCTTCATCAATTCTTTTACCATAGCTAGCAATAAGCATATCAGTTTGTTCTAATTCAATAGATCTAACTAATTTCTTTTGTTTAAGATCATTAAGAATAATAACATCATTCTTAGTCTCTAGTGATAGTTCACTTTCCTTGTATTCAACATTGTTTATAGTGAATACTTTTTCTTCTGTTTTATTTTCAATCGACATTTTATTTTCTCCTTATTATACGTTTTATTTTCTTCTTCTTACGCTTTTTCGATTTCTTCTTATCGTCATCTTTTGTTTTCTTACTCTTCTTATATCGCAACAACATCTAGCCATCCTATCTTCCTTTTTTCATTTTAATACAACTGTTACCTTTACCTCTACGATAACCTTTCCAACAAGATTTACCTTTGTATTTCTTTTTCTTATAAGCCATATGAATTACCATTTCCTGCACGACCAATACCTGGCTTTTGTCCGAGGCCCTGGGTTAGCACAATTGTGTCTAGCTCTAAAAGATTTACGAGCTTTTGGATTACTTTTACGTATTCTCATGTTAGGGTCGCCAAAGTTAACCTTAACAACTCTACCGCTTGCATTCTTTACAAAAACTTTAAATTTCTTAACATCACCCCTCATAGGTTTATTAAGTTTTACAGTTCTGCCTTTATACTTAGCCATGTTAAGCCTCCGTTATCTTCTCCTTAGTACAAGTAAATCTAACTAAAAATCCAAACTCATTAGTATCTTCTCTACCTATTTCAGCTATAGCCTCTATAGATCTATGATAACCAGCATCTAGACAATCATATAAATCATTGTACTTAGTCTCTTGCAATATACCTGGTGCACAAGTTCCACTAGTACTCATACACACAAATATAGTTAATAAAAAATTAGACATTATCCCCACAAACTTCCTGTTATCGAACCTTTGTTATATTCAGTAGCTCTATTTTCAAAAAAGTTTGCGTGTTCAACGCCATTAATTACCCAATCTAGCCAACTTAACGGATTCTCTTTAACTTTGTAATTTGGTTTTAAAGATAATTGTAATAGTCGCCTATCAGCAATATATCTTATATATTGTTTAACCTCTTCAGGTTTTAACCCTCGTATACCACCCATATCAAATGCTAGATCTATAAATTTATCTTCTAGTTCAACCATATCTCTAGCTGTTTGGTATATGTCAGCTTTAAATTGTTCAGTCCACACACTAGGGTTTTCTTTTACTAATGCATGGAATAATTTTATCATACTTTCAACATGATGAGTTTCATCTCTAATTGACCAAGTAACTATTTGGCACATACCCTTCATTCTACCAAACCTTTGAAAGTTTAGTAGCATAACGAATGATGCAAATAATTGTAAGCCTTCACCAAAAGCCGAAAAACATGCAATGTCTTTTATAAGACCTTCAGTACCCTTACCTTTATCTTTAAATAAGTATTCATGTTTATCTTGCATTTCTTTATACTCTTGGAATGCTTTATAGTCAGTTAAGTGTGTTTCACCTATTGTATCATTTAATAATGAATAACTATGAGCATGATTAGCCTCACTTGATGCAAAAGAACTTAACATCATTCTTACTTCAGGTGGTTTAAACTTAGGTATATATCTGTCTAGATAAGCCTGAGCTATATCAACATCACCTTGAGTAAAGAACTTTAATATTTGTGATATTAAATTCTTCTCTTCAATAGTAAGTTTATCATTCCAGTCACGTACATCTTCATGTAATGGTACTTCACTGGGCAACCAATGCATCTTTTGCATTGTGTCATAAGCCTCAAACGCCCATTCATAATCAAATGGCTTATAATATGTTCTTGTCTTAAATAAACTCATAGTTTCCTTATATACAGTTACAGATTGTGTTGGCTAGAGCTAATATAAATACATAACCTATATATCCACCTAATAAGGTTCCTAAAATTATATTAGTCCAACCCCAATCTTTTATTAGTTTTTTCATTATCCCTCACAAGCCAAACATTCAGCCTCAGGTATTATTGTTCTTTCAACTTTTAATGATACAAGTTCAGCTCTTTTAATAGCCTCACTTCTACAATAGTATAATGTTTTAAGTTTTCTCTTCCAGGCCAGGTAATGAATATCATGTAATTCTTTTATATTCACATCAGCTGGTACAAAAACGTTAACACTTTGGCCTTGGCATATAAACTCTTGCCTATCAGCCGCGTGTTCTATTATCCATTGTTGGTTAATTTCGATACTAGTTTTAAAAACATCTTTTTCATAATCTGATAGATCTTTGAGATGCAATATCGAACCCCTGTTAGCAAGTATTGAAGTCCACGTTTTATCATTGTTAATTCCTTTTTGTTCTAATAGTTTTTCTAAATATTTATTTTTAACTAAGAATGAACCACTCATAGTCTTTTGCACATATGCATTAGCTCTGTAAGGCTCAATTGAAGGTGATGTAGTACCACAAATAATTGAGCTTGAGGCATTAGGTGCAATAGCAAGTAAATGAGCATTCCTCATTCCAGTACCTTCCATATCAGGAGCCTCACCACGCTTAATAGCTAATCTTTTACTTTCAGCTACAGCCTCAGCTTTGATATGTTTAAACATCTGTAGGTTTTTGGCTTTAGCTAAAGCAGACTCAAATGGTATATTACATTTCTGTAAGTATGCATGAAAGCCCATAGCCCCTAAACCAATAGATCTTTCTTGTGTTGCAGAGTATTTAGCTCTGAATACACTATCAGGTGCATTTTCAATAAAGTTAGTTAGTACATTATCTAAAAATCTAACTAAATCAGATATAAATAATTTATTATCCTTCCACTCATCATATGTCTCAAGATTTACACTAGATAAACAACACACAGCAGTTCTATCTTCATCTGTTGGTAATGTTATCTCAGTACATAAATTAGAATGATTAACTTTTAAACCTAAAGCTTTTTGTGTTTCAGGTAATGCATCATTAATATGATCAATATAACAGACATACGGCTCACCAGTAGCAACTCGATTTTCTAATATCTTTTGCCACAACTCTCTTGCAGAAACTTCTTTAACAACTTCTTTTGTATGAGGGTCAATAAGTTTCCAGGTATCATCATAAGTAGGTTCAGAAATACACTTCTCAATCAATTCCATAAACTCATTAGTAATATTAATACCATGATGTAAGTTTAGGCATTTTCTGTGTATATCACCACCACTTGGTTTTCTTATATCTAAGAATTCTAAGATCTCAGGATGAGTAATATCCATATAAGCCGCATAACTTCCTCTTCTAGTCTTACCTTGAGAGAACGCCATTATCTCACTATCAACTACGTGTAAGAACGGTATTGAACCAGATGATTGAGAACCACCAGATGTTAATGTACCATCTGATCTAATATCACCCCAATATCCACCAATACCACCACCAATAGATGTTAACCAGGCATTCTCAGTATAATGAGCTGTTAATCCCTCTCTACTATCGCCTACATAATTTAAAAAACATGAAATAGGCATACCTCGACCTGTACCTCCGTTACTTAGTACTGGCGTTGAGTACATAAACCACAATTTAGATGCATAGTCATAAATCCTTTGAGCCATCTCATCATTATCAGAGTAAGCTTTAGCCGCTCTCATAAATGCTTCTTGTGGTGAATTTTCCTCTGGTAATAAATACCTATCTTTTAATGTTGTTTTACCAAAATCTGTTAGTAAATTATCTCTATCATTTATTATCATATTATTTAATTACCTTTACGTTATTAAATTACAGCTATAGCGTTAGCGGCTAACACTGTAATACTTACTAAGTACAATCCTAAAAAAGTGTACAGTATATATTTCATTGTTTTTAAATTAATCGGCCTTAGTTATTATCATCTTAATAGTAGGTGAACCATCTATGTTATGTTCAATCTCAGCCTCTACGTTTCCGCACATATAAGTTAAGTTAGGCTTATATTGCCTTTCAGCTTCTCTTTTATGTTTAAGGCATGTTCGCATATCATCTTGGATACGATGTTCTATTAAAGTACCACTAAGAAATAGACACAAGGCTACTACCTTAGTTACCATGTTAATGTCCTTTGTGTTCCATTTTAGATATGTCAGATTTAATACCACCATGTTTATCATCATGCATACCTGATTTCATATCTTGTATTATTTTAACTATTTGTATGTTTCCATCAGCGTCATGTTTAATTTCCGCTTTTAGTTCATCACACATAAATGTCATAGATGTATCAGTTATGTGTTTTCTTTCAATTTTACGTTTTTCTTTTAAACAATCTACCTTTGATTCCATCATAGTCTGTTTTACTAATTCACCATTCATCATGGTGCATAAAAATACTAGTGTCTTAATCATTAGTGTGTTCCGTTGTTATTTATTATTATCCTTTGAGAATCTTTTAACTCTTCAATATCTTCTAAAGCTTTACTCATTTGTTTTTGTAAAAACTCTATATTGACCTTGTTATGCATTCCAGATTCTTGTTGTGTTTGAAGTTTCTCTACTTGTTTATATAGATCTTCAATAAGCATGAATTGTTCAGAATCAGCGGGCAATGAACCTAATTGTCCTCTTGGCCACTTGATTCTAAAATCAGTATTCTCAACTAAATCTTTTTCCATTAAGTTCAATCTAGACCTTAAATTATTTTGTGTCTCTATTACCCCGAAATAAGCCCAGGTTCCAATTGCGACCATAGCGATTAGTGAAGCTACGGTTTTCATCGGCATTGCGACCTTAGATTCTTCCGAAATATTTAGAGGCTTATTATTACTCATAAAATCCTTCCAAACCATCCCCCTTGCCATAAAGCAAGTGAGAATAAAAGTGTTAGTATTATTGTATTAAATATAAACCAATTCATACTAGCCCCCTTAGTATAAACTATTTATTTTTGAGACGTATAGGCTTTAGGCCTGTCTCCCTATTTAAAAATTTATAGTCTATTTTAGTTACGTCAAAATCTTTTTTAATTTTATCAGCTATCATATATGGGTCAAACTCAGCACAACTATACACATCAAATTGCATAAGTCCTGGAGTTATCTCATCCCATACATGCATTGCAATATGAGATGTCTCAATAACAGCTACTCCCGTGATACCCCTGTTACCTGGTGTTTCACAATAGGCAACATAAGGGCCAAGCATTATTTTCATATTAATGAGCTGAGTTAATTCCTTCATCCATTCAGATAACTCTTCAGTATCTTTTGGCGGATTATTAATCTCAGCTCTAATAATTAAATGCTTATGAATCAATAAACTATTCTTCATTAGCTTGATCTTGTTCTTCGTCATCATCAGAATTATCATTAGAAGACTCTAAAGATGCAAGCTCTTTTTCGTATTGCTCTCTTGGTGATATAATACGATCATCCTGGCTTATTTCATTTTGGCCATTCGTATCGTCATAATCAGTTGGTAGAGCATCATTGTTTTTAGCTACTTCGATAAATGTAGATCTTGGTATTAATCCATTCTGATACCATTCAGTTATCAATCTCATCCAATCAGCACCCCTAGGTGATGGGTTGAAGTCACTTGATAAGTTAAATCTTATATCAGTTTCCTGGATATTAATATCATATCTCCAATTAACCATATGTTTAATTATCTTCTTCATAGACTCAGATACTTTAGCATTCAAACTAGCTAAAGCCGCGTTCTGAGATGCGTTTCTTAAAGATAAGGCTACACCAGATTGATCAGAGTTGTTAGGCTCTAGGCTTAACATCTTAACACCAATTCTAGTCAATTCATCATAACTATTCTTTATAGCCGCCTCCATATCCTTCAATGCATCAGTAGGAGTTGATAATGTTTCAACACTATCATCCTTATTAACAAACATCCAAGTACCTAAGCCTTGTCTTACTAGGTCATTCTTCTCTGTGTCAGTTAATGCATCTGATTTCACCACTGGCGTGTATGTAGCAGATAAATATAATAAATGGTTACGTCTTGATATCTTGTTGTATAGACCAATCTCACGATTAACAATAGCTGTCATGATAGGGTCAACAGTATCAATACTACCATTCAATGGGTAAAATGGAATAAAATCCATTCTTTTACCATTAATAAATAAATTTGAGTTACTTCCTTGTGGTATCCACTCATCAGTT